TGTTTGGCGGCGGCTCCGGTGTTGGAAAGACCAGTTTGCTGCGTTATATGGCTACTATTACATTGTGGCTATCCGGTGAGGTTTCCGCAAAGGATGCGTTGGCAAACCTATGGCAGAAAGGAACCACCGAGTATTGGAATGGTTATGTTGGCCAGAAGTGTTTGGTTATGGATGACGCCTTTCAGGTGAGAGGCGTTGCCGGCGCTAGTGACTCTGAGGCTATGCAGGTTATTCGCGCAGTAGGCAATTGGAGTTACCCTTTGAATTTCGCAGACGTGGAGAGTAAGGGCAAATTCTATTTGAATACGCCTTTGATCGTGGGTACTACCAATGAGAAGAATATTAAGTCTGCTTGGGCTGAATACATTACGGCCCCAGAAGCTGTGGTTAGGCGTTTTCAATCCGCTTTTTGGGTGGAAGTTTCGCCCGAGTATGCAGTTGATGGCAGGTTTGACTATGAGCGTGTTACGAGCATGGTTTCTGCCAATGTTGCCGATTTAGTTCGGCGACAAGCAGCCGACGAGGAGCTGACTTTTGAGGACATTATGGGAGCCATTCCTTGGGACGCATGGGTTTTATACCCACACCGTTTTGATACAGGAAGCGTTACGTCTCTAAAAGATGTTCGAGGCTTGCGAGGCGTTGTTATGGATGCGGCTTCGACCATTAAGCGCCGTAAGGAGAAGAATGACAAAGAGGTTTCTGATATACAGGCCTTACTTGACATGTTGTCTTCAGTACCTAAACCCGTCGAGTTTCAATCTGGGGTTTCGCCTACACCCGATATAGCTTCAATGCTACAGTCGAAATTGGTGGACTCCGGGCCTGATGATGGAATTAAGGTGACGTTTGATGTTCCTTTTGATATGCCTCAGGGCAAGTTGGATGTGATTGAGCTTCTTGTTGAGCAGGCAATCCAACAGCGACAGATAGAGGAGATGGGCACGTTGAAGAAAAGATTTGGAGGTCCAATGGTTGCTTTTGACCGGGATCCGCCGAATCCTTCTAACCAAGCACATGCAAGTGCGGTAGACAGATTGGATACATTGCAGCAGCGTAGCG